CATACCTGCCCGGCTATCGACCGGGCACAGTCCGCTCTCCGTCGTCTCGCGTGGCGCTGCGCGAACCCAGAGCATCAGGGCATCACGCCCGGCGAGGTGCTCGCCGAGGGGCTTGCTGCTCTTGAGCAGGTACGCGAGGAGAACCGGCAGATGCGCGCGGCGTACCACGCGAAGGTCAACCCATGAGGGCGCGCATCCTCGTCGGCGACTGCCGCGAGAGCATGGCGACGCTCGAGGCCGAGAGCGTGGATGCGGTCGTGTGCGACCCGCCGTACGAGCTCGGCTTCATGGGCAAGAAGTGGGACGCGAGCGGTATCGCCTACGACCTCGAGGTGTGGCGTCAGGCGCTGCGCGTGCTGAAGCCCGGCGGACATCTCCTCGCCTTCTCGGGGTCGCGTACCTATCACCGCATGGCGTGCGCCATCGAGGATGCCGGGTTCGACGTGCGCGATCAGATCATGTGGCTCTACGGGAGCGGGTTCCCGAAGTCGCTTGACGTGTCCAAGGCCATCGACAAGGCGGCGGGTGCGGAGCGAGAGGTCGTTGGCGAGCGAGTGCAGGCTCCCAAGTTCAACGTCGCTACATCCGGTGGCACGAACACGGGGTACAACCGTCGATGCGAAGAAGGAGCGCCACCTACGTTCGCAGTCACCGCCCCCGCCACCGACGACGCCCGCCGCTGGTCCGGTTGGGGCACGGCCCTAAAGCCAGCGCACGAGCCCATCTGCCTAGCGCGCAAGCCGCTGGTCGGGACCGTCGCGGCAAACGTGCTGCGGTACGGTACGGGGGCGATCAATGTGGATGGGTGTAGGGTTCAAACGGACGAGGAACTTCGCCGGGCCGTCGGTGGATGGCAGACCGAGTACGTAGGCGGCGAGCAGAAGCCTATCAACACGTTCGATCTTCACCCCGACGGCATACCGGGCCGCTGGCCCGCCAACGTCCTCCACGACGGCAGCGACGATGCGACCGAGGGCCTACGCGACGCGGCTCGGTACTTCTACACGGCGAAGGCGAGTGGAGAGGACCGCGACGAGATGATCGGAGACGTGCCGAAGAACGTGCATCCGACCGTGAAGCCCACCGACCTCATGCGCTACCTCGTGCGGATGGTCACGCCGCCCGGTGGGCTTGTCCTGGACCCATTCACCGGGTCCGGTTCCACGGGGCGCGCGGCGATGCTTGAGGGGATGCGCTTCGTCGGGTGCGAGCTCTCGCCCGAGTACGCCGAGATCGCGCGGGCGCGCATCCGGTTCACGCTCGGGCCGCTCTTCGCGCATCTGGTCGAGTAGTGGTCGCGTGGCTAACCGTGGCGACCATCGTGCTGCTCGTTGGCGCGATGGTGCAGCTGCTCGCACGGGTCGCCGTGTGCGTGCTGCGCGCTATCGTGTCTCGAGCACGTCTACGTCGGCAGAGCGCACGGCGTCGGAGCAGTCACCGCGGACTGTCTCGACCGTGAACTCTGGTCCCCACTCCTGACGCGCCTGCGCGACGGCACGGCGCCAGACGCGACGGACCTGTGCAGCCTCGTCCTCGGCCTCGATGCAAAGCCGATGCGTGGTCACACGCACGCGCACCACGACAGGGTCAACCTCGATGACGTGAGCCGTCAGCGTGAGCCCTTCGGGCCACGCGCAGTCGTGTAGTCGAGGGTCGGCGATGGAGAGCACCTCGCCGACCTCAACCGCACACGAAACGTCTAGCCCTTCCACGACGCGTAAGTCTTGCCGTCCCACGTGAGCGCCTGGCGGCTCTTGTCGCGGGCACGGTAGGGCTCGCCCAGCGAGACGTGAATCCACGACACCTTCCCGCCCGGGCCCTCGAGGATGGCCTGCCCGTAAGGGATGCCGCTCTCCTTCACGATCCATGCGAACACGTCCTCGAGGCGATGCCCCGGCACGACAATGTCCGCGGCCTGTCCGCTCATGTGCTGCGAGGTCTTGCTCCCACCGACCGCCGTGTTCACGGCAGGACCACGAAACGCGCTGTTGATTCGGATGGGCCCAAACTTCGCGCGGATAGGCTCGAGGATGGTGGTGGCGAGCGCCGTGAGCGCGCCCATGCATGCCTGCGCCTCCTGACGATTGACCGCCTGGAGCGCCGTCTGCCCGGTACGCGTGAGCTCATCGAACGAGAAGTGCGGAGACAGGTTCACGGCTTCCTCCCTGCGGGCGCGGGCTTCTTCTTCACGGCCTTCTCGATCTTCTCGACGCGCGCGATCAGCAGCTCGGCGTCGAAGTCGTCGGGAAAGTCTGGCAAGGTCATGCGCGAGGCTTTGGCCTCGACCGCTGCGATACGGGCCTCGAGCGAGGTGTGCGCTGCGATGCACTGCGGCGGGCTCGTAGTAGGCCCCTGCATCTTCGCGTGGAGCTCTGCCATCGCCAGTTCGTGCGCCTGCTCGGCCTGCTTGTTGGCGAGCTCGGCCTTCTGCTTGCTGGACTGCGAGTAGAACTTCCACGCCGCGCCGCCCCCGAGGACCGCCACGACGGCGAGGACCACGCCGAGCATCCCACCTTCCTCGGCGCCCTGGGCGATCTTGACGATCTCCTCGGGTGACGGGGTCGCGGCCTGCGCCTCGTGGGCGATCAGCGCGGCATCATCCGTCACGCTCGCCACGATGGCGTCCTTCTCGGGCGTCTGCTCGTGAGCAGTCACCGCGGGCGCAGGTTCCTCGACGTGGATCGGCTCCATCAGATGCCGTCCTCTTCGATGAGGATCTCGCAGTTCACCGCCGTGTGCGACGGAGAGAAGATCGCGACCTGCGTGACGTTCGCGAACCCGCTGATACGGTTCTTGCTGCACTTGATGTGGATCGGGTCGCTCACCGAGAAGTAGGTCGCAGGCATCGCGCCGCCGTCCGTCAGGGTCTGGTCATACGAGAAGGCCAGCCCCTTGGTAGCCTTGTCCCTGTTGTGGAGCGTGATCTGAAGGCTGACGTTCGTGGGGAGCAGGATGATGCGGCAGAGCCCCGAGGTGCCCGGGGTCGTGGTGCTGGAGACGTAGGGATACTGCGTGATGCCGGACAGGTCGAGAGCGGGCATGATGCCTCCTAGTCGAGGGCGTCGACGGTGAGCAGGTACACGAGCTTGCCCGCGAGCGCGAGCAGCTTGCGGCGCTCGGCACGGGTGATCTTCGTTCCGCCGTCGCCGTCGACCGCGCGGGCATCCTTGATGGCGTCGAGGAGCACGAGCACCTCGGCCGGGAGCTTCATGATTTCGTCAGGGGAGAGGGGCACTGGTGACTCCTGTGTGCGTGTGGGCCATCGCGGCGACGGTCGCCAGCTGGCGCTCGATAGCGTCGAGACGACCCTCGATCCGGCGCTGCGAGGAGAGCATCTGCTCCATCTGTGCCGGGTCGGGAGCACCCGAGGCTTCGGCCTGGGACATCCCGAGCATGCCACCGCCGCCAGCCATAGCCGCGCCGAGCATAAGGAGCGCCCACACGGGGACAGGGACCAGCTTCTGCGTCCATGTCGTCGGTGTTTCAGCGCCCATCAGACCCCCATCCGATGGGCCGATACTAGCGCACTATGCGCGGAAACGCACGACGAGGTTGCCCGACTCGTCGTAGCCCTCGCTCCAGTCCTCTGCCCATGGCTCAACGACCACGCCAGCCGGAAGGCGCGCGGCGTCGACCGTAGCGCCCGCCTGAAGGTCGATGGTCACCACGCTAGGGTTCGCCGAGAGGATGGAGAGGATGTAGTCGGTCGCGTCCATTTCATACCTTCAGGAGGAGGCTGTCGCCTGCGGTCGTCGGATGGTACCCGGCAATGTAGCCCTGCTCGACGCCCAGGTAGCGCCACGTGAGGCCGGTCTGGCTGTCCGACGTGTAGTAGATCTCCCGCAGTTGTCCGTAGAAGGCACCCGCGAGGACGCCTACCTGCACAGGGATGCGCGGGATTTCGCCTCCGCGGTTCGCCCATGCGGCAGGAATGACGTTGCCCAGCGACCCGAAGTAGCGGCCGATGCCCGTGACGGTCGTACTCCCGTTGTTGAAGGCTCCACTGTGGCACGTCTGTGCCGTCGTGGCATGAGAAAACCAACCGCCGTCCGTCGCGCCCAGCGAGCTCCACTGCTGCGAGATGTTGCTCGTGGAGCCTTGCCCCGTCATCATGTACACGCGCCCATCGCTCTCGGCCGTACCTGCGGCGCTGGAGAGCGGGTCGAGGAGCGCGCCGAAGGCCACCGCGGAAGTCGTGCCGAACGTCGCCGCTTGACAGACCTGCATGACGCATCCCTCTTGCGACTCCCACATGAACACGCGGTCATAGGAGACCGTGGAGAAGGTGCGGCTCCACTTCCAGTAGCCCGAGAAGCCAGACGTAAACGGCTGCGCGTTGACCCACGACGTATATGTGCCGCTCCCACGGTTCATGCCGTAGATGAGGCAGTTGTTGGTCGTCACGTTGTCGGGAGTGAGCAGCGTGTAGGACTGCGTCCTCGTCGTGTTCGCGACGATGTAGCGCATGCCTAGGGCGTTCGTGGGCGGGTTGCCGTATGCGGCCTCTGTTACGCCGCTGATCTGCTCGCGCGCCCACGTCCAGGCGCTTCCCGTCCCGGGCGTGCGCGCCGAACCGTTCGCGTAGGTCGTTGCCTGCCCGAGCGTATAGATGGCGTCTAGGCACGCCGAGATGCTCCCGCCCGTGAAGCTGGCGGCGCCTACATACTTCCAGTTGAGCGGCGAGAGAGCCACGCGTCCTCCTAGGAGATGGTACCGGGGAACACGCCGGCAGTGTCAAGCGTGAGGGCTTGACCGGAGAGGTCCTCTTCATCGTAAGCGTTGGCGAGGAGACTGACCGCCGCGGCGATGGCCACCCACTGAAGGATGCCACCACGACGCACGAGCATCGTCTCATCTGCGGTAGCCTGCACTGCCTGTGCTGCGCCGCCACCATTGAACGCCGCCACGCTCGTCGTGCTTCCCGTGTGCCCGCTCGAGGTCCACCCGAGCGAGGACAGGGCAGAGTGAGCAGGAACGGCCGGCGTGCCGTGGGTGTGGTCCCCGCGGGCGTAGTCCGTCGAGGTTCCCACGGCCGGGCTCTGCCCGAAAGAGGTTTCGCTCACGACCGTCGTGGCTGGCGTCCCGCCGCCACCTCCACCGCCACCGGATGCGGCGACCGTGACCGTGAGCACCTCGCCCGTGAGGCTCTCGGAGATCGTGACGTTCGTCCCGGCTACCAGCTGCGCCACGCGGGCGAACTGTCCCGTGCTGTTCCGTGTGAGCGGTACGCGCGCCATGGTTAGGCTCCCGCCTCGATGTATCGCAGCGTGAGCGTGAGCGCGCCGTCCTCGGTCCACTGCACGCCTTCGAT